CTAGTAAAACTAGACGTGGTAGAATTAAACAGGGCATTACAAAAACACTAGACCAATCTGTTGATATAGCAGTGTTTGATGGTGTAGGATGGAGACGTATCACACCACTGGAAGTTTTCAGACTCCAAGGATTCCCAGATGAATTTTATTATAAGTTAAAAGAAGCTGGATTCAAAGAAAAAGAACTATACGCTAGACCATCAAGAAGTATAACGGTTCCAGTAGTCAAAGCTTTAGGAGAAAGTATTTTAAAATTAGAAAATAAATTATACGGAGGAGTTTAATTATGAAAAATATTAACCCAGTAGGACTAATTGGCACATTCACACCAGAAGATGGAACTGAAGCATGGGAAAAGTATATTGGAAAGTACTGCCAGATTGAAGAGGCTACATTCTCTTCTTCTGGAGGAGAGTTATTGGTTCGCTTCGGTGATTTTGTAAAATTAACAATTCAAGCAGAAGAATTTACTGTATTATAAGGAGGTGATAGTATGCTAGATAACATTGCTCGTGGATGTCAAAGTGAGAAAATCTATGTTAGTGATGGTTGCTATTTAACGTTAGCAGTAGAAGAACATGTTAAAATGTTAAAAGAGGCTCAAAAATATTGTAATCACAGTAAGAAAAAACAAATCATTAAAAATAAAATATTCTTCTTTGAAAATATTTTGACAGTAAGATAGTTTGCTGGTACAATAGAATATAGCTCACAATAGAGACTACAATAAGAAAAGGATGATTTAACCATGAAGAATAAACTGACATTAATTAAGCGCTCAAACCCAATTTGCCCATTATGCATCCAAATGCAATCTGTCTTAGAAAATGAAGGTATTGAGTTTGATACAATTGACATTGCGGTAGAAGAATGGGCTATTGAAGAATATGGACTATCTAGTGTTCCTGTTTTACTAATTGACGATGATGGACAGCAAATTAAATTAAATGGAATGCAACCAGTTGAGTTAATTAAAGAATTACTAGAAGACTAGTAGCGTATTATATTATAAATATATTTGAGAGGATTTGATTTATTAGTGTTAAAATCAATTAGAAAACGAGATAACTCAGTAGTAAAGTTTGAAATAGAAAAAATAGTAAATGCTATTCATAAAGCCGGATTGGAAACTGGTGAATTTGACTTAGATGGCGCTCAGGAAATTACAAAGCTAGTACTAATTGAGATTCTAAAAAAGCATACTGATGATGGTAATATAACAGTAGAGAAAGTACAAGATATCGTAGAATTAGTACTTTTAAATTCAGAACACAAAGCTACAGCAAAAGCATATATAATCTATCGAGATAAACGCAACCAAGAGCGCAAACCAGATATTTTTAAGTCTCGAACTAACTTAAAACCTTATGAATATCCTGAACTACTAGAATACAAAGAAGCTATTCAACATTCCTACTGGTTGCACAGTGAATTTAATTTCACATCAGATATTAATGACTATCATGTTAATATCACTGACCAAGAACGTAATGTGATTAAGAATGCCATGTTAGCAATTTCACAAGTAGAAGTTGCCGTTAAGAATTTCTGGGGTCGTTTAGATGATCGTATGCCTAAACCAGAGATAGGAGCGGTAGGGTCTACATTCGCTGACTCAGAAGTTCGACATCATGATGCTTATTCTCATCTCTTAGAGATTCTAGGACTGAATGACGAGTTTGATAAGATTGAGCAAATTCCAGCATTAGCTAATCGAGTTAATAGTTTAAAACAATCACTCAAATATCTTAAGACTGAAGATAACAAAGACTTTACACTTTCATTAATTCTATTCTCGTTATTCATTGAGCATGTATCTTTATTCTCACAATTCTTAATCATGATGTCATTTAATAAGCACAAAAATTTATTTAAGGGCGTATCAAATGTAATTGAAGCTACTTCTAAAGAAGAACAATTACATGGATTATTTGGAATTGAGCTAGTTGGTATTATCCGTAATGAGCATCCAGAATACTTTGATGATGAAATGTCTGCAAAAGTATATGAAGCTTGTCGCAATACGTATAAGGCTGAAGAAGAAGTTGTAGAATGGATTTATGAACTGGGCGATTTAGACTTTTTACCTAAAGCACTAGTTAAAGAATTTATTAAAAACAGAATGAATGGCTCTTTAGTAAGTACTGGTTTTAATGCTATTTTTGAAGTAGATGAGAAGATAATAGAGCAAACTGATTGGTTTGATGATGAGATTGCCACTACAAAACATGGTGATTTCTTTGATAAGCGTCAAGTCAACTACACGAAAAGAACCAAGAGTATTACGGCAGACGATATATTTTAATCAGTCATAATCTATAATTAACCTTGACACGTTGTAAAACTGTCAATAAATCTTATTTACTAAAGGAGTTTTTTATAATATGGCATTTGAATGGATTAATGAAAATAGTAGAAAATTTTTAAATGGTGGTTATTTACAAGAAGGAGTTTCTGCTGAGCAACGTATGCGTGAGATTGCCGACCATGCAGAGAAAATTTTGGGTATCAAAGGATTCTCTGATAAGTTCTATGACTACTTAGGCAAAGGATATTACTCACTATCTTCTCCAGTATGGTCTAACTTCGGTAATAAAAAAGGCTTGAGTATTTCATGTTTTGGTAGTAATATTGAAGATAATATGGCTAGTATTCTAAATACTCATGGAGAAGTTGGTATGATGAGTAAATTTGGTGGGGGAACTTCTGGCTTCTTCGGAAAAATCAGACCCCGTGGAGCAGAAATTAAAGACAATGGTACATCATCTGGTGCTGTACACTTTATGGAAATGTTTGATAAATTAGTAGACACTGCATCACAAGGTTCTATGAGACGTGGAGCTTTCTCTCCTTATCTACCTATTGACCATCCTGATATTCTAGAATTCTTAAAAATTGGTAGTGAAGGAAATCCAATTCAGAAATTAACTCATGGTGTAACTGTTACTGATAAATGGATGAAGGAAATGATTGATGGAGACTATGAAAAGCGTACAGTATGGGCTAAAGTAATACAAAGTCGAGTAGAAATTGGTTACCCATATATTTTCTTCCATGATACAGTTAATAATAACACTGTTGATGTTTATAAAGCATTGAAAATGCTTATCAACCACTCTAACTTGTGTACTGAAATTAAATTACCCAATAATGAAAAGGAATCGTTTGTATGCTGTTTATCTTCTATGAATCTATTGCATTTTGATGAGTGGAAAGATACTGATGCAGTAGAAACAATGGTTTACTTCTTGGATGCTGTTATTTCTGAATTTCTCGGTGATTTAGAAGATATGCGAGACTCTGACCAAGAAGAGAAGCGCAATGCTTTCACATACATGGAGCGTGCTTACAACTTCGCTAAGAATCACAGAGCCCTTGGACTAGGCGTAAACTAAACTACTGCGCCCTTGATAAGTAATTATCATTGAAGAAGCCACCTAAACAGGGAAACTCTTACCAAGTAATGTTGGAGACAATCCTGTGCTAAATATCATCTATAAATAATATTCTGTTTCTTACTTATGTCAGAAAAATAGGAGGTGAAAAAATGGGATACGTTTATATGATACAAAACATAATAAATAATAAAATATATATAGGCTCTACAATTGACTACAAAAAAAGAGTGTTGTCTCATAAAAGAGGACTCAGAGGCGGATATCATGACAATGATAAACTACAAAAAGATTATGATGTATATGGCTTAGATGCGTTTAAATATATCCTACTATGTGAAGAGACTTGCGAAGACAAAAGATATAACTTGGAAGCTAGTATAATTCAAGCATTAAAAACATATAAAAATGGATATAATCAGTCATATGATGGAAGAGGTAGATATTTAGTATCAGAAAAAACTAGGGAGAAGATGCGTAAGAACACTACAGGTGAAAATAATCCTTTTTATGGAAAAACGCATTCAGAAGATACTAAAAAATTGCTTTCTGACTATGCTAAAGAGCGAACAGGAGAAAATAATCCGTTCTTTGGTAGGATGCACACTCAAGAAACATTGAATAAAATAGCTAATTCGTTTAAAGAATTAAAAGAGAGTGGTTGGGTAAATCCGCAAAAGGGAGTTCCCAAAACAGAAGAGGCAAAGAAAAACAATGCTTTATCACAACCTAGTAGAAGACCCGTCTACGCAGAAGGTAAAGAATATATAAGCATAAGTGAGTGTGCAAAAGATTTAGGAGTTGTGAATACTACAGTAAGAAACAGAATTAATAGTGAAAAATTCCCAAGTTATTATTTTATAGATTGATTAAATGCCGAACGACTATCGAAAGCTAAGGTTAGTAGAGTACAGCCAAGTGGTTAGTGTCTGAGTGAGAATAGCTCAGTGTAAAACTATTAAATGGAAACGGTGGCTCTCCTTTACGGAGAGTGATATAGTCTACACTCTATAGAAATATAGAGAAGTTCATAGGAGAACTGGTACAGAGTAACGAACTGTATTGAATACTTGGATTAGGTTACCATTCATATCTACAATCTAATATGATTCCTTTTGAAAGTGTAGAAGCATCACAAATGAACGTTCGTATGCACCGATTTATTCAAAAGAAATCTTACAAAGCTTCCAAGGAATTGGCAGTGCTGTTTGGAGAGCCTGAGCTATTGAAAGGTTATGGCAGACGTAACACAACATTGAATGCTATCGCTCCTACAACTTCTTCAGCATTTATTCTGGGTCAAGTATCTCAATCTATCGAACCTCAATTCTCTAATGTATATGTTAAAGATGTGGCTAAAGCGAAAGTGACAATTCATAACCCTTACCTTAAGAAAGTATTAGCTTCATATGGTAAGGATAATCGTGAAACTTGGTTGAATATTCGAGATAATGATGGCTCAGTTCAACACTTGGACTTCTTAACTCAGCGTGAGAAAGATGTATTTAAAACTTTTGCTGAGATTGACCAATATGTAGTACTTGAGCAAGCTTCAATGCGTCAGCAATTTATCGACCAAGGACAGTCATTAAACATTATGGTTAATCCAAAGATGTCTGCAAAAGAGATTAATGCACTATATATTTATGCATGGCAGAATGGTGTTAAAACTCTTTACTATCAACATAGTACTAATGCAGCACAACAATTTAGCAAAGACAAACTATGTGCATCTTGTGAGGCATAATAAAAATCTGTAAAAATAGTTGACAATGTAATAACTTTAGTGATAGAATGTATTTGAGGCTGAAATATTGCTTCAAATACATTTTTATTAGGAGAGAGTAATATGGTAAAAGAATATAAGAATCATAAATTTATTTCTATGGAGAAGATGGCAAAGCTATTAAATTGTGATGAGGTTTGTTTATGGTTTAATGAAACAGAAAAAGGCAGTATTAATAAAGAACATGTATACATGGGTAGCGATCATTTTGTTAAAACTGGGTATGCTCAATATGCAGTTGATAGAATTGATAACTGGTATTTTGACTTTCAATGTTTTACTACTAAGAAAGATTTTGAAAACAATTCTTACAAAGAGCAAGTTTTCAAAGAAATCAATAAACCTTTAAGAACTATTATGCACCACCTCGGTTTAAGTACTAATATTGTAACAAAAGTTAAACCCATTTATAAATTCATTTATAGAAATACTGGAGAAGTCGTTGATTGTGAACCACAGAATATTTCAGGAACAATGGATGCTCAAATGATTGGTATTTTAGTCAAATATTAATAAACAGAGGAGAGAGCAATATGTGGATTGTAACAATTATAGAATCACATTACCCTAGCGTATTTCATTTTGAGGAAAGAGAAGACGCAGAGAATTATTTTGATTTCTTGATACAAAATGAAGAATACAAAGATATTACCCATCTAGCAAAAGTGGAAAGAACAGTATCAAATGCTCCAATGATTACAGGTGAGAATATTAATGATTTTGATGTGAACTGGTATTCATGGAGTCCCAAAGAAATGGAGGATCATAATGAATAAATTTAAAAAATTCTTAAAAGGAAACTGGGAAGTCGATTTTTATTTTGGAGGAGGGAAGAGCATCTACTTACGTAGCTTCCGTCATATTCGTAAGCAAAATAAATTAGAATATCCAAATGACCCGTATGTAAACACAAAGCGTCGATGGGATGTTCATACTAACGGTGCAAAAAGAGGAGTTAAAGAGCATACATGTTTAGACTGGCAATTAAACTTAGGTCATTGGCACTTTAACTATACAAATTTTGACTTCAATAAAAAATATCGTAAATAGTCTTTACTGTAAAAAATAGTTTGGTATAATAGAAGTATACTTATTCTAAAGGAGAGAGAAATATGAAGCTTAACCTAACAAACAGAAAAAATCGCAGTATTGTAAATGGTAGTGTTATTCGCTATTTGTACCAAGGTAAGGAGCGTAATTCTATGGTTGTAGGGGAGAATCCTGATGCAAG